TGCGAAAATTGCTGGAGCGAATGATGATTACGGGCGAGGTATCGCCGTGGATAGTAGTGGAAACGTGTACGTGATTGGGCACTCTTTCAGCAATCCACTCACTTTCTATAATGCAGGTGGTACATCTTCTGGTAAACAATTATCCAATTTGGGTAATAATGACGTATTCATCGCTAAATATGATACGAATGGTGTAGTTCAATGGGCTGGGGCGGTGGCTGGATTGACTTTTGATGACGGGAATAGCATCTCCGCGGATAGTAGTGGAAACGTGTACGTGATTGGGAGCTCTCAGAGCACTACACTCACTTTCTATACGACACTTGGTACATCTTCTGGTAAAACATTATCCAATTCGGGTGGTTATGACGTATTCATCGCTAAATATACCACGGCCGAAGCTGCGTTCACCAGTTTAGATTCTACAAATAGTTTGGTAATAAACACAAATGTTGGTATAGGTACAACAAACCCCCAATATTCTTTAGATATTGTGGGAGATTTAAACTTTACGGGTAGTGTATTTAGACAGGGTTTTCCCATTCCGATTACTCCATGGACTACCGAAAGTAATAAGATTTACTATACAGCTGGTAATGTGGGTATAGGAACAAATAGTCCTGATGCAAAGCTTCATGTCACGGGTAATGCCTACGTATCCGAAGAAATATATGCGGGTGGTGACATTACTGCATTTTCCGATAGGCGCCTTAAAACTGGATTTAAGGTAATCGAAGATGCCCTACAAAAAATAGACAAAGTTTCTGGATACACATACGAAAAAATCAACGAACCGGGAAAGAGAAAAACTGGTGTTATTGCACAAGAGATATTAGAAATCTTACCAGAAGCGATCCATGGTTCCGAAAACACAATATATTCGGTAGCTTATGGTAACATGGCTGGTCTCTTTATAGAGGCAATCAAAGAACTCAAAAATAGAATAGAAGTTCTAGAGGGGAAAATTAAGTAGGTGTCGGACAATCTGGACAATCCTCTGGTGAGGGATTGGAGGGTTGAGTGGATTGTACATATAATAACGAATCTTCAATTTTTACATTTAAATCATCACATTCCTCAATAGCCTGATCGTTTTGAGTTCCGATGAGGCTTTTTATAGTTTCCATTTTGTCACGTATTTGATACAAGGATAAAAACCTTTCGAGGTGTTGGATGTGTTCATACACTTCATCCAATATAGTTTGACACATCGTCATGGCTTGTGTATCATCTACCTGAATCATATTTTTCATATTTTGTATCCGTTCAGGTGCAGTGTGCATTACAAACATCATATATTATTGAATAATATTAAATTGTGGGTAAAATTGTCCCATTATTCACTACAGTAACATCTTGGCTTTCGGTGTAATATACGGAATCGCCAGGCGATTCTCCAGAAGTCCCTGAAGATCCGGCGTATCCCACATTTACCAGATTCTGTCGTTGAGAGTTATAACCTTGTATATTGTAATTGTATGGGTATCTCTGACCTCGGCCACAATTATTATCGGTTGCCTCAGCTATTTGCCCCGGGGCGGTGCTCGGAGCACCATTACCACCAGTACCACCAGTACCACCATTATTGCCAAAATCACCACCAGCACCACCATCACCACCAGCACCACCATCACCACCATCACCACCAGATGCACCTGAGGTACCAACCCCGATCGAGCAAACAATTTGATAAGAACAGGTTCCACCGAAGGATGCATAACCAGAACCACCGGGCGTCCCAGAACCACCAGGACTACCAGACGCCCCAGAAGTCGCTTCTGTGACTAACGAACTATCGGACGAACTGGTAAACACAACCGCATCGCCACCAGTACCACCAGTACCACCAGTACCACCATAACCATAACCACCATGGTAACCACCGACATAACCACCACACGTCGTGTAAGCCGGTGCGGTACAATATGGACCATAAGTATAATAATAATAACTGAAACAATTGTATGTATAAAAATATCTACCTGTACCGTGAAAACCACCGGCTCCACTAGGTATTAATTGATGTGCGGTTCTTCCAACAGCACCATTACCACCAGTACCACCAGTACCACCGGCTCCGCCACCACCTTTAATTTCACCATAATTTAAAATATAGGTGGGACCTGTCCATTGCACATCCATCGCTTTACCCGGGGCGGTAGAAGCATCGGCTTGTGTCCGTGTTTGGCCCTGTCCATAAATCTTACCATTGTTAACTACATTCGACGTATACACATTTGATGACAAACTATTTGGTATCGTAAATGCAGGAGTACTCACAGAAGTACTCCAAACATTAATACCGGACGGTATGATAATCTTGAATGGAACGTTAGAATGGAGTATCGGCACTTTATCTGATTCACCTGATGTCGTAAATTTAGAAGAAAAGTCACTACCAAGATCGTATTGGTGTTTATCACTATCCAATTCGATCTGATACTCTTTACTTGATCCCTGAAAATTACTAAAACTTAATTGACCAGATGCAGGGACATTCGATGTATATATTGAATCCGGAACTATATGATGAGAAACACTACCATAAGTTACATTTGTACCACCTTTATGGTACTGACCAAAACTAATCGGTTGTGAATCACCCTTAAACATACTTCTAATCTGACTGGCTGATATAGTAGAACTGGGTAGAACATCCATTACATGTCACTGAGAAAATATTATCCCTTCGACCAAATCTCATAAGCTTCTTCTCTTGTAAGTATAGGCTTTCCTATTCTTTCATTAACACTATTATGTAATTTTACAGTCCAACCAAACAGGTCTGAGAAGTCTGGTGGATATTCATTTATAAACTTCATGTAGTGATGAATACACTTTGGACATTTCAATGTATGGACTAAACTGGTGTAAAATCTCGTATACTGCATTTCACCACTCACACCTTTCACGAAATTAAGAGCTGCCATGTGTATGACTGCCCACATATGAGAATAATACGACATGCTTATTAGTATGTGAGAAATTTCCCCGAACTTAAAAATAAAGTCTCACTATAATATAAAATGTCTGGTGGTATCGCCCAACTCGTCGCTGTCGGTGCTCAGGATGCCCACCTCGTCGGTGATCCCGAGGTCAGCTTTTTCCGCAGTACCTACAAGCGTCACACGAACTTTTCCCAAACTGTCGAGCGTCAGGTCATTCAGGGTGCTCTCTCCCAAGGTGGCATGTCCACCGTTCGCTTCGAGCGTAAGGGTGACCTCCTCGGGTACACTTACTTCACCTCGATCAACAACGCCTCCAACGCCTGTGAGGCCCTCGATTGGTCGACCATGATCGACAAGGTCGAGCTCCTCGTCGGTGGTCAGGTCATCGATGACCAGGACGCCTTCTTCACGAACAAGATCGCCCCCAACCTCTTCGCGACCGGTCTCGCCAAGTCCGTCGCCGGCGGTCTCTACGACGGGTCCACCGCTTCCAAGTTTTATCCGCTCCGATTCTCCTTCTGTGAGAACTGGCAGTCCGCTCTCCCCCTCGTGGCTCTCCAGTACCACGATGTCGAGCTCCGCATCCGCTGGAAGACCCACGCCAACGTCGACAGCTCGCTCCGCCGCGTCGAGTGCCACGCCCACTACATCTACCTCGACACCGAAGAGCGTGAGCTTCTCGCTCGCGAGCCCCGTGCGATCCTGATCACCCAGGTCCAGAAGTCCCTTGCGTCCCTCGGTCGTACCCAGGAGCTCAACTTTAACCACCCCGTGAAGTTCCTCGCGGCCAGTAACGTCGCGTCGGACAGCGTCAACACGGCGACCAACCGTGTCAAGCTCCAGATCAACGGCACCGACGTGACCGATTTCAAGTTCATCGACCCCCACTACACGTCCGCCACCTCCTACTTCCACGCCCCCAACGCCAAGTCGGACGCGTCCCTCTACTCGTTCCCCTTCTGCCTCGACACGTCCAGGCTCCAGCCCACGGGGTCGCTCAACTTCTCCCGCATCGATTCGGCTCGCATCGTCAGTGAGACGGCGAACTTCAAGGATACCATCTACGCGGTCAACTACAACATCCTCAGGGTCGAGAACGGTATGGGTGGCCTCATGTATTCCAACTAAATTCACCCCTTAACATAAATATTTACTACTAGTAAAATGAACTTCTGGTTGATTGTCTTTTTACTAGGAGCTGTTTTTGTACTCACGTACGATCCCAAGTCCAGGACACTCGAGAAGATTGTCGAGATCCAGCCGAAACATGAGCAGTGCGAAGCGGAGCGGTACCAGCGACTCCAGTTCATCGGTGGTGACGACGCGTGCACACAAAAGGGTAAGACTAAGATGGGTGCAATTATTTCGGCTTAAAAGAATCGAACGTCTATTACACATAAGATGCTTTCTTTTGATCGAGACACCATGCTCATCGTCGGTATCGTGATGTGCGTCGCCGCCGTCGCGTACATGTACAACGACATGCGAAAGACGAAGGAGGATGTCCACGCGGTCAAGACCTTTTCCCTCAACCTCATGAAGAATCTCACCATCGAGCCCGCGGAGCCCGTCGCCGAGAAACCTCAGCCCCCAGCGGCCGCCGAGGAGAAAAAGGATGAATAAACATGTTCGCTTATTATAACTTGCTAAATGAGCAATGAAGAAATACAAGGCGATAGCTATTCCAGTCACATTTGAAGACGATCGACCACGGTTCTTGACCGTGCGAGATCGTAGGTTTAAGGATTGGATTTTCGTGACGGGTGGGTGTCGACGCCGTGAAATATACAATCCGTTGCGATGTGCTCTTCGGGAGCTCGAGGAGGAGACCCGGGGTGTGGTCTCGTTGAAGCGAGGGGAATACACAGAGTTTACCTTTGTGCACAAGGAGAGTCCGCTCGTGGAGTTGGTGTACAACGTGTACATCTTTTTCGTCAATTATAAGCGATCCGATCAGGCGAACATGATTAAAAAGTTTAACGACGAACGTACCAAGACGAATTTGAAAAAAATAAACAAGGAACCGATCAAAAAGACGTACGACGAAAACGATTTCATGAGTTTTGACACTTTAGAAGAATTCAACGCCCGTAAGCGTTGGGATCTCATCGTGCGGAACGTTATTCAGAATCCCGAATTTTACTCGTGTGTGACTTCCCTCAACAGAAAAACATTCAGTATAAAATAGGATGAAGTCGAAGACGTACATCTTAAAGCAGATCAAAGATCTTCTTATTGATAACAAGGCATACAGTGAACACAGAGCCGAGCAGTACGTGGAGAGTGTCAAGGACAAGACGGTCTACGAACTTCTTGTTATTAAAAAGAACCTGAGTGAAGACTCGAAGGAGCACGCCGACGTCTCGTGTATGCGTTCGATTTTGTACGATAACCATCAAGACGATTAAAAGAATGATGCGATGACAAGACAAGTATGTTCAAGAGTTGGTGCTCGAAGAACAAAGTAAAACATGCGAAGGCGAGGTCACACGTTCTCATGGACGGTGGCGTGCTTTCGATCCCATTCGACAAGCTTGACGAATTCTGTGAACAGTACGTGGAAGCCGTGAAGAACGAGGAAAAATTATTTTTGGTCGAGCAGAAGACCCCGACCTATAACTTTTTCATCGACATCGATTACAAGGACCGGGACGCGATGGATCTGGTGTACATGAAAAAGATGACCCGGGTCATCTGTGACAAGGTGAAAACCCTCGGTGGTAGGGACTGTCTGATCTGTGTCGCCAAACCAAAAAAGACGGACAAGGACATGATCAAGACGGGTGTCCACATGAACTGGCCGGGGTTCGTCGTGGACCAAAAGGGGGCCATGAACGTTCGGGACCACGTCATCGCGACCTTGAGCTCCGTGTTCAGGAACAAGGACTGGAACCAGATCATCGACCTGTCCGTCTACAAGGGAAGTGGGTTCCGAATTCCTTGGTCGTACAAGAAGGGAAAACACGTGGCGTGTAACGGTCAGGGGTGTCAAGAGTGTGACGCCGGGAAGGTGACTGAACCGCCGTACCTTCCCATCTTTCGGTACACGTACGGCCCGGTGATGTGTCTCATGAACACCATGTCCCAGGACCCGAGTGTCGACGTGTTCAAGGATTCCATCATCCGAACGGAAGTGACTGACGTCGCGACGATTCCACCCCTCGACGGAAAGCGAAAGCTCGAGGGTTCGTTCACCCAGGCCCAGATGAAAGACGAGTTCAGGGATTCCGAAACCATCGCGAATCTCGAGGCGTTCATTCGGGCACACATGGAGGGACAGGCGAACGCTCACGTCACGAAGATTTTCACACACAAGAAACATTTCCTAGTCTCGACGACGTCGAAGTATTGTGAAAATCTCGGTCGATCACACAACTCGAACCACGTGTGGTTCCATGTGGTCGGATCGGTCATTTTCCAAAAATGTTTTTGTGATTGCGAGACGGTCCTCGGGCGACGGAGTGGGTTCTGTGGTGACTTCAGGGGACGCGAACACAGACTTCCGGATGTGGTGGTCAAAAAATTGTACCCCGACGAGTCACCACCCAAGAGAAACGCGACGCCCCCACCAAAGGAGAAGCTGAACGTCGACGAGGCGATTCGGACGCTCGAGGCGTACATCACTCAACACGTTCGACCGACGCGAATCACGGCACTCAAGAAGAACAGGAACGCGTACATCGCTCAGGTGGCTGAGACGAAGTGTGATGCCGACCACGACGCGGTGTGTCATTTTATCATCGATGAAAAGGGAATCGGTTTCGTGTGTTCAGAGTGTAAGGGAACGCCCAGGCGACACCTTCTGAATAAGAAATCCAAAGAGATTTTATTTCCAGGCAAAAAATAAGATGGCGAGCGTACTCTTCGTGGCTTCCACCTACTTGACGAACGTTCTCACCAAGAGAGACGTCAAGATGGATGAGATCGACACGCTCGTGAAAAAGGCGTACGAGTATTCGGGACTTGACTCAGAAGAGTTTTATGCATTCGCGACGAACATGTCGATGTTCAAAAAACACGTGGATGTCGGTTTTCTATATAAAGCACTTTCACACCTGGAAAACGTCGGGATCATGACCGAATTCCAGGATGATATTCACACGATCGTCGTTCAGATTGGATATTACGGCGAAAAACAAGTCATGAACGCCCACATGAACAAGAATGTCGCGTTTCATCCCAGATACTTAAACAGTAGGCTATAGTAGAAGCGATGATTTCACGATCTGGTCGCCAAATCAAAAAGCCCGAGCTGTATATCCCCGAGGAAGATGTCGAGGACGATTACGACGAGGATGATTACGATAGTCAGTTTGGAGAGAGTGACATCGACACGGAGGACGAATACGGATCTGAGGATGATTATGACGATACCGACGACGAGGATGTCGACGAGAATGGTAATCTCAAAGGCTTCATCGTGGACGACGATGACGACGAAGACAGTGAGTAATTTCCGACTTAAAAAAATCAAAAATAACTATAGATATGGAAGCAGACATCGGAAATCCCATAGACTTTAATAAAGAAATGCACGACCAAGGTGTCGATGAGCAGGATCACCATCAGCCGCAGCAAGAGTATTATCCTCCACCCATGATGATGATGCCACCCCAGCAACCCATGCACGATCAAAAACCCGATTTTTTCTCCAACATCGACAAGACCACATGGATCGTCGGGTTCGTCGTCTTCCTACTCGGCTTCTTCATGGGTAAGACCATGCAGCCTGTCATCCTCAGGCCTGGTTAAGGGGGTACCCGTAGATCCACTCCTTCTCTTCCCAAGGAAAGTGTCCAACGAACGATCCTAACGATCCACGTTTCCTTTCCGTAAAATACGCACGACTCGTCACGACGGGGTCCTTGAGCTGAGCCGCGAGTACCTCCGTCGCTGTGTTCATCTTCTTTTTGACATTTTCAGGCGATGTGAAAAAGAAGTACGCCACAAAAAATACGATGATGAGTGTGATGATGTTAATCAACACACTGAACATTCTTACCTTGTATGTATATTTTTAATTATTCCTTGACCGTCTCCAGTGCATCGGCGGCCGCAGCCTCCGCCTCCCTCTTCGCCTGCCGCTCCTTGATCTCTGCAGCGACGATCTCGTCCGCCTTCTTGACCAGTTCCTCCATGGGTGTATCGGGCTCTTCCTTCTGAAGACGCTCGAGAACCTCGGCTGGGTGACTGACAGGGGCCTCGTCGGGCTTGTTGTAGTACTTGGAGTTTTCGTCTCCGGGCTTGATGTGGTTATCGGTGGACATCATGTCTCGCTTGCGTTCCTCGAACATCTTGGCAGCCATACTCTGGTTCTCCTTGTACCCTTGCATGAGCTCCTCGAGCTTCTCGTTGGTATAGTGCACGTCGTCGATCTTGTCGGTATCGGGAGGAATCAAAAGCCACTTGTACATGTCCACGACGTAAATGTCGAAGGTTGCATCCTCCTTCTGAAGACGCTTCGCGTGGTTCTCCGCCTCATCACGGGTGTTGAAACACCCGCGAATCTTGATACCAAACTTGTCATTCTTTTGGGGGCACTCCGGACCGACGATCGACAGACACGCGTAAATCTGACCGGGGACGGTTGTGTAATCTTGCTCGAGAGAAGCCATTATGTTTTGTTTGGGACTAAAAACTTTAAGCCTTTAGAAACGTAAGTGGGTTAAACCTTTCGAACGAATTAAGAATATGGAAAATATCCGAAAGGCTCACAACACCTTCAAGAAGGAACTGATTCAATCAGTGACTCGTGATGGTGACGTCATCTTGGATGTCGGGTGTGGGTGCGGGGGTGATCTTCAGAAGTGGAGACACGCCGGGGCGAACCTAAACATGTGTGACCCCGACGAAGAGTCTCTTCGAGAAGCTCGCTCGAGGGCGAAGAATTTGAAAATTCGAGTCAACTTTTATCAGGGAGATATCTTCGCGTGTCCCAACAGAAAGTATGACATCGTGTGTTTTAATTTTTCCCTACACTACATCTTCGCGACGGAAAAACTCTTCAGGGATTCGATCCGTGAGATTAAGAAGAGGATGAAACCCGGTGGAAAATTGATCGGGATCATGCCAGACTCGGAACAGATTCTCATGAAGACGCCGTTACGGGATGACATGGGTAATTTTTTTATCATGAAAGAGCATGGGAATGGTGGATTCGGAGAAAAACTTTTCGTGCAACTGGTCGACACACCGTATTACGCCGACGGTCCCAAGTCCGAACCGGTCGCGTACAGGGATCACCTCATACATGAGCTGGAGTCGAACGGGTTCACGTTGTCTCTGTGGGAAAATCTGACGGGAAGCCACATCTCGGAACTCTACAGTAAATTTATATTTACTTATAGAAAATGATAGTGGCTCTCATCTTGGTGATCATTAACGTGTACCTGTTCGTGTCGACGTTCGAACCGGAAAAGTTACGCATCGTCAAGGAGAGATACGAGATTCTTCGGGACAACGTTCGCGGGACGGAGTTTGAACAACTCGAGCGGTGTATCCCGATCACCGGACACCACGGTCTCAAGGGTACGGTCGGGTACAACGTGAACAAGGGAAGTGAGATTGGTTTGTGCATCGACGGTGAAGTGAATGAAATTTTCCACGTCCTCATTCACGAACTCACACACTGTCTCGTCGACGCGTACGATCACTCACCGGTGTATTGGGAAAAGTACAACAGTCTTCGAGCGTTGTGCGTTCGCTTGAACATTTACGAACCCATTCCCACCGAGACACCGTTCTGCGGCATGCATGTCCAGGATAAATAATCTGTGTATACTCCAAATGAAAACACCCGTGTCGACTGTGGCGACGGCCGTGTTCATGTGGGTATTCGTATTCGCTCTCACGATGGTGCCCATGTACACGAAGAATTATTGGGCTAATCTCACGTTAATGACGATCGTCATTCCTAACGCTCTACGACTGATCGTCGGACAAGTTCCCCAGCTCGCCGTGGACAAGGGATTCTTCTTCTCGTCGACGATCATCGCCTTCATCGCGGTGGAGGCGTTGACTCGTGTCGTCAAGACACTCAAGCCACAGATTAAAAAGTACGGCGACGACAGAAAAAAGAGTTTGGAAGTGGGTCTCTTATTTCTGGCTGCGTTCGTTATCGGAGCAGGATTGACGTACATGTTAGGTGTGGATAAATCCATCTACAGTAACATGGGTTGGGAACAAGTACCTTAAGCCTTGAGTACGTAGCTCTGGCCGATGTGGAATAGAACGGCGGCGACGATACCGGTCGCCGCGAGACCGATCATACTGCGACGCCCGGCATCGTTAAGAAACTGGGGAATCATGGTCGCGAGCTTCTCTTGTACCGGCGTGCTGATCGCCGCGGCGGTACAGGCGGACACGATGAGAGCCTGCATCTGCTGATC